TAATGATAAATATGATATGGTCATTATATCTAAGACAGGTAGAATAGGTCAAATAATTAATATATCAGGTCTTTTAATCGCACTCCCTGAAGAACCTAAAACAATAAAAATAAGAAATACTATTAGATCCGAACAATATTGGGAGAGAGATAAATCACACAGCGAATTAAATAAAATACAATCTATATTCCATTGGAATGAAATGCCATCGGTGTTTAAAAACAAATGGGTAGATTATATAGAGCAACAGTTTGATTACCGTGAAAATGGTTATTGGTTTATGAACAATGGTGAGCCTACTTATATAACAGGGTCTCATTGGATGTATATGCAGTGGTCAAGTATAGATATTGGATACCCAGACTTTAGAGAGGCTAATAGAATATTTTATATATTTTGGGAAGCTTGTAAGGCAGATATAAGGTCATACGGTATGATTTATTTGAAGATTAGACGTTCAGGGTTCTCATTTATGTGTTCCTCAGAGGCTGTAAATCTTGGAACACTTGCTAAAAATGCTAGGGTTGGTATACTATCTAAGACAGGTGCTGATGCTAAGAAAATGTTTACCGATAAGGTAGTACCAATAAACAGCAAACTTCCGTTTTTCTTTACTCCTATTATGGATGGTATGGATAAACCTAAAACAGAACTCTCTTACAAAATACCTGCAAAAAAGATTACAAAAAATAATATGTATGAAACTGAGGATAATGAAATCCAAGGATTAGATACTACTATAGATTGGAAAAATACAGAGGATAATTCATATGATGGAGAAAAATTACTTTATTTGGCACATGACGAAAGCGCAAAATGGCTCAAACCTAATAATATTTTAAATAATTGGGGTGTAACTAAAACCTGTTTACGTTTAGGTTCTAAAATTATTGGCAAATGTATGATGGGTTCTACATCCAATGCACTTAGCAAAGGTGGAGATAATTATAAAACACTTTTTTATGATTCTGATATAACAATAAGAAACGCAAATGGTCAAACTAAGTCAGGATTATATTCATTGTTTATTCCTATGGAATGGAATATGGAAGGGTTTATAGATAAATATGGTATGCCTGTATTCAAAAAACCAAAGACTCCAATACTTGGTGTAGATGGAAATAAAATTATTAATGGTGCTATTGATTATTGGGAAGCTGAAGTTGATTCATTAAAGAGAGACTCAAATGCACTAAACGAACATTATAGGCAATTTCCTAGAACAGAAGGTCACGCATTTAGGGATGATAGTAAATCATCACTATTTAATCTTACAAAACTATACGAACAAATAGATTACAATGATTCTTTAATACTAGCACAGGTTGTAACTAAAGGTAGGTTCCATTGGAAGGATGGAGTTAAAGACTCAACAGTTATATGGACACCTGACAATACAGGTAATTTTCTAGTGAGTTGGATGCCATCAAAAAATCTTCAAAATAGAGTAGTACAAAGAAATAATATGAAGTATCCTGGCAATGAACATATAGGTAGTTTTGGTTGTGACCCATATGATATATCTGCTGTAGTTGGGGGGGGTGGTTCTAATGGTTCATTACACGGTATGACTAAAATGCATATGGATGATGCTCCTGTTAATGAGTTCTTTCTTGAATATATAGCAAGACCACAAACAGCAGAAATATTTTTTGAAGATATTCTTATGGCTTGTGTGTTTTATGGTATGCCGATACTTGCAGAAAATAATAAGCCACGATTACTATATCATTTTAAAAACAGGGGATATAGGGGTTATTCTATGAATAGACCTGATAAACCATCGTCAAAGTTAAGCAATACTGAGCGTGAATTGGGAGGTATTCCAAACTCATCTGAAGACATTAAACAATCACACGCATCTGCAATCGAAACATATATAGAAAAACATATTGGATACGACTCATTAGGAACATATAGAAATTCTGATGAAATAGGATGTATGCCATTTCAAAAAACATTGCAAGATTGGGTAAAGTTCGATATTAATGATAGAACAAAGTTTGACGCATCTATTAGTTCAGGATTGGTAATAATGGCTAACCAAAAACATTTATATTTGCCTAATAAACAAGAAAGTAAAATAAGTATTAATTTTGCAAGGTATAATAATGGTGGAAACACAAGTCAAATTATAAAATGAAAGATGTAACGATAAATATATCACCACTTGGATTCCCCGGACAATTTGTTTCTGATAGTGAGAAAAGGACAGATGCATATGGATTACAGATAGGTCAAGCAATACAATATGAATGGTTCAGAAAAGATGGATCCCAATGCAGGTATTATAGTCAGTGGAAAGATTTTAGGAAATTAAGGCTATATGCAAGAGGCGAGCAATCAATTCAAAAATATAAAAATGAGTTATCCGTAAATGGTGACTTGTCATATTTAAACTTAGACTGGACACCTGTTCCTATTATCCCGAAATTTGTGGATATTGTAGTAAATGGTATGTCGGATAGGTTATTTAAAGTTAAGGCATATGCACAGGATGCTATGTCACAAACCAATAGAACCAGATATCAGGATATGATTGAGGGTCAAATGGTTGCTAAAAATGTTCTAAACATAATACATGAGAATACAGGAATAAATCCATTTGTGATGAATCCTGAAGATTTGCCTAATACTGACGATGAATTGTCATTATATATGCAGCTAAAATATAAACCTGCAATAGAAATAGCAGAGGAGGAGGCAATTAATACTTTATTTGATGAAAACCATTACAATGAAATAAGGACTAGACTTGATTATGATGCTGCTGTAATTGGTATAGAAGTAGCAAAGCACGATTTTCTTCCTGGGGCAGGAGTTCAAATATCATATGTCGATCCGGCTAATATAGTATATAGTTATACTGAAGACCCGTACTTTAAAGATTGTTTTTATTGGGGTGAGATTAAAACTCTTCCAATAACAGAGTTAATGAAAATAGACCAATCTCTTACACCTGAAGATTTAAAAACAATATCTCAATATAGTCAGTCTTGGTACGATTATTATAATGTTTCTCAATTTTATGAAAATAGTATATTCCATAATGATACATGTACTTTACTATATTACAATTATAAAACAACAGAAAAAGTTGTTTATAAGAAAAAACTACTAGAAAATGGTGGTACTAAGATGGTTAAAAAGGATGACCAATTCAACCCACCGTCAGAAATGATGGAGGAGGGTAGATTTGAGAAACTTGAAAAAACTATTGATGTTTGGTACTCAGGTATTATGGTAATGGGTAGTAATATTATCTTAAAATGGGAGAAGATGGAGAATATGGTTAGACCAAAGTCTTCATCTCAACATGCATTACCAAACTATGTTGCTTGCGCTCCAAGGATGTACAAGGGGAATATTGAGTCATTAGTTAAAAGAATGATTCCATTTGCTGATATGATTCAAATAACTCACCTAAAATTACAACAGGTTATGGCTAGAGTTGTGCCTGATGGGGTATTTATAGATGCAGATGGACTTAATGAAGTAGACTTAGGGACAGGTGCAGCATATAATCCGGAGGATGCATTGAGACTTTACTTCCAAACAGGTAGTGTTATAGGTCGCTCATATACCCAAGACGGTGAATTTAATAATGCAAGGGTACCCATAACTCAGTTAACATCTAACTCAGGTGCGAGCAAAACACAGATGTTGTTAGCTAACTATGACCACTACTTAAATATGATTCGTTCTGTAACAGGACTAAATGAGGCTAGAGATGGTTCTACTCCTGACCCTAATGCTTTAGTTGGTGTTCAGAAATTAGCTGCATTAAATTCAAATACAGCAACAAGACATATTTTGGATTCAAGCCTATATGTATTTAGAACATTAGCAGAGGCTTTAACATATAGAATATCAGACATACTCCAATATGCAGATTTTAAGGATGACTTTGCTAATAAAATTGGCAAATATAATGTGTCAATACTAAACGATATAAAAGATTTATATATTTATGATTTTGGTATATTCATTGAAATATCTCCAGATGAAGAACAAAAGGCTCAATTAGAGGCTAATATTCAAATAGCATTATCAAAAGCTGATATAAATCTTGAAGATGCTATCGATATTCGTGAGATAAAAAACCTAAAACTTGCTAACCAACTTTTAAAAATGAAAAGATTAAAGAAGATGGAGAGAGAAGAAAAAATGCAAATGCAACAGCAAGCAATGGTATCTCAACAGAATCTACAATCTCAACAGATGGCAGCACAAACAGCAATGCAGAAAATACAAATGGAGTCTGATGCTGAAATAAAAACAGCTGAAGCTAAAGCATCATTTTCAATTAAATTATTAGAGACAGAGGCGTTACTTAAAAAAGACCTTATGGCTCAAGAGTTTGATTACAATATGCAATTAACTTCAAATAAAGATAGCTTTACACAAACAAGAGAACAACAAAAGGAAGACGCTAAGTCAACTAGAATAAGCCAACAGAATACTCAGCAGTCTGAGTTAATAAACCAAAAGAAAAATAACTTACCACCTAAAAACTTTGAATCAAACGAAGATACATTAGATGGTCTTTCATTTGACCAATTTGGTCCTAGATAATATTGCATATAAAAAAACTAATAAGAAAAAATAATGGATAGTAAAATGTTAAAAAGAAAAGATGGTAGTGTTTCTAAAAGAGGTCTTTGGGATAATATCAGAGACAATAAAGGTTCTGGTAAAAAACCTACTAAAGAAATGCTTAAACAAGAAAAAAAGATTAAATCTAAAAAATAATGGCAAAGACACCAGCTTGGACAAGAAAAGAGGGAAAATCAGCTAGTGGCGGTCTAAACGCCAAAGGTGTTGCCTCTTATAGGAAAGAAAACCCCGGAAGTAAACTTCAGATGGCTGTAACTACTAAACC